AGAACCCAGTTTGGATTGTTTCTTGAGATCAGAAAAAGACATTAGATTTCTCCGTATTAGTTGGATTTGGCTTTTGTGTACTTCGTTATTCTACAGGTCTGAACCCGTTTTGTCAATCTGCTTCTTCATCACATCAAGCATCTTGGACATGTTGTTCAAGATGATGTTCATGTCAGTGCCAGGGGGCATACCCATCATAATAGCAGAACTAACAATACGTTCTTTCATTTCCCTTGCTTCAGGATCATCAGACAAACTCATTCTTGTATAAAGAACTTTTTGTTTTTCCAAAAGAGTTTCCAAAACTTCAACATGCTCAAGTTTTTCTTCTTTTGTCATAGAAGGAAACTTAAAAACATTGTTGTAAATTTGTTCTTGAAGTTCTGCGATTTCCGTCATTTCTGCACGGACGACTTCGGAACTAAAGAAACTCATTGACCCTCCAAAATAATTTCTTTCAAGATTTTACGAAAACGAAATACATCAATATTTAGAAACGGATTATATTTTTTAATCCGACGACTTACGGTTTGCCACACCGGGTCTTGAAGTTTCTTATCAAAGTTCTTTGAGTATGCAAAGATCTTATCAAAAAGAACCATTGTTTCCAATGATACTTTACCACTTAAAAACTTTTTAAGTAGAACAGGATGTCCCTTTGAACACTTAAAGACATCCTCAAATTTATTTTCTTCAAATAAAGATTGACTTTCTTCTTTGAAGACATATGAAAGTGATTGTATTTTCTTTTGCCAGGTTTGATATCTTGCCTCTCCGTCTTTCATCATTTCTCCAATCCAAAGTGTTTCTGGATCAGGACAAGAAACAAAATTAGCGACAAAAAATTCTACAACTTCTTGATCAGTTTTCTGTCTTGAAATCTTTTCAAACCAGAAACGATCCTTACGTTTGTAGAAAGACTGAACTGTTGCTCTACTTTTTCCACAGTACTTATGATAATCATAACTATCTTTTGTGAAGTGGTTTTTTAGAGCAAGATATTCACGATACGCATCAAACGGCTGCACCTTTAGAATTCCTCCTTCTCTCCCGCTGACGTGCGAGGTAGTAGCTCCTATACGGTTCAGTGTTTCTCGCTTCTCTTCGCTTGCGGTTAACTTCATCACGATTTTCATTTAAATATTGTGTTGCTTTTTTCTTCAACCTTTCTTTATTTTTCAAATACCATTGATGCTGCTGTTCTTTTATTGATTCATAAAAAGGAACATTGTTATCGGAAATATCAATATCAATGATTTCAGGTCCAAGAACACTAAAACATTCATTTAATGAAGAAAAATCAAACGGCATCATTAAAAAATCAATTTAGCACGGGAAGTTTTCTTCAGAAAGTTTAGTTCCATTGCTTCATACTTAATCTTTTCTTTCAAAGGTTTTGAGATGAGTTTTGGAACTGATTCCAAGTCAATGTTGTTCTGTTCGCAGAAATAGATAATTGCATCAATATAATTCATCTCCACGTTTACTTGCACAAGGTTTTCAATCTCTTGTGCAAAACGTGATGGACAAAAGAACTTATTCTCTAATGCTTTCTCTAATTCATTCTCCATCTGGCCTAATATTGTGATGTACAAATTCTTTGATATAACGAACTAATAGTCTAATATAATCGTCTTTGTTCCTTTTGTCAAATACTTTGACTTCACCGTTAGGAGTAACCATTAGTGTGATGAGTTTTTTAACAACCTGACCAGTGAGTTCGTAATATGCTGCAGCGTAGAATGTCTCTTGAACAAAATAGTTTTCAATCCATTCTTCTGGTTTAATTTTATCTGAAGTCTTAAAGTCAATAACTGCTAACTCTCCTTCGTACTCGGCAATACAATCAACTCGTCCAGCAAGTCCAAGATATTCTGAGTAGAGAGTTCTTTCAATTGCATGAATATTATTTATTTTATCAAGATAAGGTTTTGCATGAACATACATGAACTTTGTCAGGGGTTGATAATCATTCCAGTTTAGTTCCTTGTTTTCCAAATAGTCTTGACAGACTTGGTGGAAATCAGTTCCTCTTGCAGTTGCTTTTCTTGTGATCGCATTTGCTTTTTCTTCACCAACTCTCTTTCTCCACTCAACAAAGATCTGTCGATTGTAGAAAGAGGTTACTGATGTGATAGAAGGCACCCACTGACCATCAGGAAGATTGTACAAGCGGATGCCATTTGTTTCTTTCTTTTCTAGTTCAAGATCACCTAAAAAATTACAATGATTAAAGGTCATACACCAACTTCCATTTTTGCAAGAATGTACTCTTTGACTAAACCTGAACGAACAATATCATCTACACCAAATTCAATGATATCAATTGAAGGCATGATACGAAGTACTTTCATGAAATCAATAATACCATTCCTTTCATTTGTTTTGATCAGGTCAGTTTGAGTAGCATCACCACAGAACATGATTTTACTATTCTCACCAACACGAGTAATGATACTATCAAGTTCATGATAGTTCAAGTTCTGGAATTCATCTACAATAATGATTGCATTGTCCAGAGTAGTTCCGCGAATAAAAGAAGTGCTCCAAAAACTAATCGTTCCTTGAGTTTTGAGGTTTCCATAGAGCATCTCAAAGTCTGCATCTGTTGGCATTTGGAACATGTACTTTACCATATTCTTATAGGGAATTTGATAAAGTGAGGACTTATCCTCATGATCGCCAGGAAGAAAACCAATTTCACGAGTAGCGACAAGAGACCTAACGATATAAATTTTTTCGTAAGGAGTCCTTTCATCAAGGACATCTTGAAGTGCATTATAAAGAGTGATAAACGTTTTACCAGTTCCTGCACATCCGTAAGCAACAATGTTTTGATTCTTTTCGTATGCTTCGTATAAAAGTTTTTGATTGTCTGTAAGAGGTTCAATATCTCTCATCAAATCAAGACCAATTGGTTTCTTGCGTTTCATTTGCTTTGCAGTCATTCCAACGCCAATTGGTTGATCGTCTACTCTTTTCCTTCTTGCCATATAAAGTTAATTAAATAGGTTTTACTTTTGAACCTGGTGCTTTTGATGCTGCGCGAAGAACATCATTCCATCCTGGATGAGATTTCTTAAGTCTATCATAGACTTCACCAACCTCTCCTGCTGATGGACAAGTAGATGGATCACTCCAATCCCTTGTCCAATCTGGGTTATCTTCTTTCCACTGGTCCCATTCAGTAACAGACATTGTTACTTCTTTCTGTTCACCAGTTTGTTTATTGATAACGGGGTAAGTTGCCAAATTTATGCCTCCATAGTATGTAAGGATATTTATTCAATAGTAATAGAAGGGGGATCAATACAATCTGAACATCCCTCTCGAGTCCAACCAAGTGCTTCAGATACTGCAGGGAACTGACAAGTAAAGATACAACGAACAAGTTCAGCAATTTCCATATGTTCCTTCTGTGTACCATGTGCAGAGCGAAGATCAATGTAATGGATCCACGACCGCACAGAACCGGTCATATAGAGGCGTGTGGGCGTTGCCAGGGGCAGTACGAACCTTGCGCACTCCTTTGCCACACCCTTGTCCAGGAGGCGGTTGTAGAGGCGTAGAGCACTCTCAAAATGAACACGGATGTCTTCTGTCAGGGTCAGTTTCAAATAATCAGGAATGTCATCAATACTGTTCTGACGATTCTTAGTGTCCTGACGACGCAGTTCAGGAAGAGGAATGGTTTTATTCAAGAGATTTGTATCAGCATATCGTTGCGAAAATTCTTGATATGTAAACGAACGATGGCGAAGAATTTGAGCTGCGATACCTCTTGTAGTATTGATCTCAACAGTCATTGAAGCTTGTTCAAAGATGCTCCAGTGTTGATGTTGAATACAATACTTGAGAAGACCAGAGAACTTCTCATTTTCTTGATTAGCAGGATTACTTACGCGAGCACAATATGCCATGTGCTTTTCTGCATCTGGAGTAACACTGATGAGTTTTACTTCTGGTTTCATAAACTCAAAATCATCGTACATCGTATTCATCTTCCTCGTCATAAAATACTTCGTCGTAGTCAGTTAAAAAAGTTTTAATCTCTTCATAGACAGGATCTTTAACTTGAGTTTCAGTTTCAGGTTCAATCTCTGCCTTTAAGCATTCTACCAGAGACTCAAGGTTTCTGACAATTAGCTTAAGCTTTTCTCTATCCATCTTTATCAACCTCAACAAAGGTATTATAGACAAAAAAAAGAGGAGTGTCAAGCACTCCTCTAAATTATTTTGCTGCTACCAGGGTAGCAAGAGATGCCTTACGACGCCTCTCTTCTTTTTGCTTCTGCTCTTTAATGAGTTGAAGTACGTTAAGTTTCTGCATCACTTATGTCCCTCCTTTACAAACTTAACACCACGATAGGTTTCGTTGTATTGTTGGGGTTGTTGCATCATCTGTTGTTGATATGCAATACGCTTTTCAGTATCATATTCGATTCCACGATAAACTACTTTTGACATTAGGTTTCTCCTTAGTTTTTTAGGTTAAAGAGCGTTCCTTCAGTCGGCGTTTGCGTTCGCTATTTGCGAATAGCGAATGAACGATCCGTTCCGCGTCGGCTTACTTCCGTCCCAGAGGGATGAACGTAAGGTCATTATAGACCTGTTAGTATAGTTATGCAAAAACTTCTGTATAATATGATACAGTTTAATCTCTTTGTCTCCAATCTTCTGGTTTGTCTCCAGTAAAGAAGTCTATAATATCATCAGCACCATTAAATCTTGTTCTATGATTAGATGGATCTGGATCTCCCAAATCTAATGCGTTCATAAAGTCATCAAGACTGCCCTCCTGCATGTCAGGATTAGCTGCACGGCGTCTTGCTTGTCTTAGAATAGTTGCTGCTGAACGATTTGATTTGGCAATTTTTTCTGCCCAAATCATTTCACTCAACTCTACAGATTCACCTTTTACAATTCTTTCACAGATTGCTTCAAGGCGAAGACGATATTGAGTAGAGAGCATATACTTCTCCAGATATAGTGTATTTAGTTAACGCTCAATATAACTTAAGGTATGATTTTGAGCATATAATTGATGAATAATCATATCGCATCCAATCTTTGGATTACAATCACCACAAGTATAAACATCCACTGCTGCTTTACCTTCTTCAGGCCAAGTATGAATGCTAATATGACTTTCAGACAGCAAACAAATTACAGTGACACCTTGTGGTTCAAACTTTTTTGAGATAGTTTGAACCACAGTGGCACCGCTTGCAACTGCTGCGTTTTCTAATAAGTCTATAAGACAACGCTCGTCGTCCAAAAGAACAAACGAGCATCCATACAAATTAAGTAGATAATGCTTTCCCATTTTACAGTGGATTTTCCTCCGCTTCCTTTATCAATGAACTCACAATGTCTTCTGTGCCGTCCATTGTTTTGATAGCGAACAGAGATGACTTTTGATATTTTTTAATTTTTTTATATTGTTTAATGACCTGATCAATATTATCTAAATCAATTGTAATTTTTGCGTCTTTACCAATTCGGTTTTCATTGGGAGACCCACCAAATCCTGCACTCATTTTCTTTTCTTTTTCTCCGGTTGCTTATAACCCCAAAGTTTGGGATTCACTCTTCCATATCCAAAATCAATTTTTCGTACTGAACCTGGACCATATTTGTCATAATACATGTCAAAAAGATTTACTCTTTTTGCACAGCGAGTAAGATCAATATGTTCTTCTTCATCCACAACATACCAAATCAAATATGCATCACTTGGAAATGAAGAGTCTTTTGCTTTTTCTAAAGTAGTTCTTTCCAGAAGAATTTCGCACCCATATTCGTGTGGCAGAACTTTATTGATTTTGGTTTTATTTTCTGCCATTTTCTTTTTTTCTCCTACTGCTGTTGTCATGAACGACCACCCCAAGTAATTTCAGGATAGGCTTCTTTGACATTTTCAAAAGATACTTTGTATTTATTTGTAAGGTTCTTGTCTTTAGTTAGGACTAACACTTCTGCTTCTTTAGGGTGAAGTCCCTGAAGAAGATTGATAAACATCATCTCCCTACGAATAGTTGAAAGGTTATTATTACCACCTTTCACATAATGATAGAGATTTTGATACTCCTTACGAAGTGAAGTACGTCCTCTTCCTTGAAGATCTTGAACAGTGGCAGACTCTCCTCCCATTGCTTCACGGGAAAGATTATCGGAAAGAGTTCCAGAATAAACATTTTGATCTTTCACATCACCATAAGGAACTTCTCCTGGAGGAAGAAGTGAGATAACACTCTCATCAAAGTTCCAAATAAAAATAGTCTTTAGTGCATCATTCTCATAAGTTTTGAGAACTTCAACTTTCTTAGCATTAGATCTCTGCTTTGAAGCAAGTTCTAAAATCTCAAAAATAAAAGGGTTTATTGGAAGAGATTCAATACTATCTTCACTCTTCTTCCTCGTCTTCGTCGTAGTCATAATCGTAATCGCTATTTTCAAATCGTACAGATACTATTTCGTCAGGTATCACCTGCCCATTTTCATCAAAAAACTCTGGATGCAAATATGGAGGTCTTGATTCCAACAAATGCCTGTAGGTTAACCATCCAATTATACCTCCTACCATAAAAAAGAGCAATGTGAACATCGTGACAAATGTTATTACATATGCTGTTTCCATTTTCCTTCTCCAGAGAGTTTATTTTTTCCTAATATCAAAATGAAATTCTATAAAGAAATGAAACTCTCTACGGAAGAGAGAAATCATTTTACCAAACTTCACTTGAAAAGTCTTTGGCGTTGATGATTTCCTCCTCCTATTGCGTAGTAATAATTCAACACCTCTATTGATTTGAGGTTCTGATTTATTTAGTTTGCTTCTTCCGCCTTCCTGGTCTTTTGTCATGATTATATCTCCAGGCATCCTCAAGAATACCATACAGGTAATTTCTTATCTTTCTTGCTTGTGGTTTTGGAATGTGACCATATCCCTCACGAAGTTGTTTATGCATCTCATCAGAACCACCTTCAAGATAATCATCTAAATCCATTACAAGATTACTCAGCTCATGTGCCGTATTACTTTCAATAAATTGTTCTACTTCAATTTTTTTAGTTCCACGAACCTTTAGATAATCATAAAACTTCAAAACAAATTGACCATTAAAGGCATAGTCAATTGCCTTTTCTACATCGCTGTAAACTTCGTGAAGATTATTATTCATTAAACTAAATTTTGCTCCTTTAGATATTGAACAGTATCTGTGCATCCACCAATGTGTTGATCATTTACAATCACTTGAGGGAAGGTAGAACCTTCTCCAAACTCAGCATAAAACTCATCGCGAGTAAAATCCGTATTCAATTTGTAGACTACATGTTGTAGTTGTGCCAACTCTAACACCTGCTGAACTTTTGTGCAATATGGGCAACCATCTTTTGAATAAACTGTAAACTTCATCATTCTTTATAAACTGAAAGTTATTTAGCGTTAACTGGAATTCCCTGTCCTTCAGGCAACCATACTTGTTGTTGAAGTTCTATAGGAGGTAGTTCTTCTTTTGCTGCAGGTAAACCTTGTTGACCAGGAAGTTGCTTATCTGTTGTTGACGTTACTGTAATGACTTGATCCAAAATAAACTTTTGTTTGCGATAACTTCTTTTATCTTTATCAAATCCAACTAACATCAATGCATCATTCTCTTCTCCACAATGAGCAATTACTCTACCTGTGGTTTTGTCGGTAACCACCCAATAATCATACATTCTTTTCTTGTGCTTTTGATTGATTATAAGTCTTTACTGGCGGTCTGTAAAGGTTTGGCCAAGTATCTCTAATGATCTCTGCCAATTTATATGGAGTTTCGGAGGTGATCATTTCAAGATCTATTAGGAACATAATCCATATCTTCAAGGAGTGTGTCTAACATTGCTCCGTATTCTTTAAATCTTTTATCCCCAGCAACAAAACATCTTTGACGCATCCAAATTGCATCAGCAAGAAGTTTGATTTGATCTTCTGAAAGAGATAGGTTTTTCATAATTGTTAGTAATGATAGTGGTCTGTCAATGACATTAGAAACATAAAAATTCCAAAAAGTTGGAATAGTATAAGAATGAGAAGCATAAAAAAAGGAGTTCAAAGAACTCCTTATATTTATTTTTAGAGTGCGTTTCCGCGAGGGAGAACTTCCTCTGGGAACACAAAGTTCTCGTGAGGTTGATCTACTGGTGCCATCCAAGCACGAAGACCTTCGTTTAGAAGGATATTTTTCGTGTAGAACGTTTCAAATTCTGGATCTTCTGCTGCACGAATTTCCTGTGAGACGAAATCGTATGCTCTAAGGTTAAGAGCGAGCCCAATAATTCCAATACTAGATGTCCAAAGACCCATAACAGGTACAAACAACATAAAGAAATGGAGCCAACGCTTATTACTAAAAGCGATACCAAAAATTTGAGACCAGTACCTATTCGCTGTAACCATTGAATAGGTTTCCTCTTCTTGGGTGGGTTCAAAAGCTTTGAAGGTGTTTGCTTTGTCCCCGTCTTCGTAGAGGGTGTTTTCAACCGTTGCACCATGAATAGCACATAGTAGAGCACCTCCCAATATACCAGCAACTCCCATCATATGGAAAGGATTGAGAGTCCAGTTGTGGAAACCCTGGAGGAATAGAAGGAACCTGAAGATTGCTGCGACCCCGAAGGAAGGGGCAAAGAACCAACTGGATTGACCCAGAGGGTACATCAGGAATACAGAAACGAATACTGCAATAGGACCAGAGAATGCGATTGCATTATAAGGACGGATACCTACCAGTCGTGAAATCTCAAACTGGCGAAGCATGAATCCAATCAGGCTGAAAGCCCCGTGGAGCGCCACAAAAGTCCAGAGTCCCCCAAGTTGGCACCACCTGACGAAATCTCCCTGAGACTCAGGACCCCAAAGTAGAAGAAGAGAATGACCCATAGAATCTGCAGGGGTGCTTACCGCAGATGTTAAAAAATTACAACCTTCCAAATAACTGGAAGCAATACCGTGCGTATACCAAGATGAAACAAATGTTGTTCCAGTCAACCAACCTCCAAGAGCAAGATATGCTGTTGGAAATAGGAGCAAACCACTCCAACCAACGAAAACAAATCTATCCCTTTTCAACCAATCATCTAATAAATCAAACCAACCTTTTTGCTGGTTTGGAATTGAAAGTGTAGAAGAAGTCATAACCTCCCATATCGTTTCTCATATTTATCTTAACATTGCTTAACACAGGAGTCAATGAGTGTTTATACTCAACCAAATTTATTCATAAATTTTGATATTTTTTAAAAGAATCTAACCAAATTTTTTCTGCTTTAGACTTACCATTAGAATATGTTTTAACAAATTTTCTGCCTATGAAAAACATCTTTGGACTTCTTCCAGCAACAGGTCCAATATCATCAGCATCTGAACTAAATCCAGGTTTATCAACAGTGCTTTGTGTTGCCATGCCTTCCAATAAACATTCCAAAATAAACTGTTTAAAAGTTTTCATCTTTTATGTTTTTAGATATTTATTATTTTATCCCCAATACATCTGCCCAAGAGTAAATAAAGCAAATACAAGAACTGTAAAGACCATCATACCTACACCTGCCCAGATAACCCAGGATTCCATAGGATGATGTTGATTATTATGAGACATAAAAAAGAGGGTTGTTACACCCTCTAATTATATCATCCGCCAGTTTTAGCCCTATGTCTTAGGTATCCCTCTGGACCAGTTCGATCTTCTGGAGACACTCCCTTACTCATAGTTGCTGATCTGTCTATCGTATTCCTCGCTGCGGCTCTTCTTTGTCCCGCTGAACTGGTATTTCTTAGAGTTGTAGGTCTTTCAGTTTTAGCCCTATGTCTTAGGTATCCCTCTGGACCAGTTCGATCTTCTGGAGACACTCCCTTAGTCATGGTCCTATGTCTGTCTATCATGTTCCTCGCTGCGGCTCTTCTCTGTCCTCTTTCATTTTCTTCATCAAGGACTTCTTCTAAAATATGATATCTCCAGTCTTCGCTCATATTCACCATAATTGCTTCTGCTGATTCAACGGTTTCAGCATATCCTTCATCAAGTAAGTGTGAGAGGATGATGTCGTAGAGGTCTGCTTGTTCATTTTTCAATTCTCTTCTACCATAAGTCAATGATGGTAAAACTGAAGGATGGAGTTTTTTCTGAATTATTTTAGAAACAGCATCGTTCTTTTTTTGCTTATTTTTTTTATTACCTTCATCAAGTTCATAAACTTCCATATATGCTTCTTGGAGGTTGCGAAGTTCTTGTGCGTCCATTTTTACAAATACTTTTTAGTTATTTAGGTATTTAGGTATTTAGGTATTCTATCATTTTTTGAAGAGTGCTGATATTGTCTCCTACTTCACCCAAAGCTATGTTGCAACTTTTACATAAAAGTCCTCTAACTTCACCAGTATTATGAGAGTGGTCTACCATAAACTTTCCATACTTTCCACCTGGTTCAGTAGTTCCACAAATTTTACAACGATGCTCCTGTTCTAGAAGCATTTGATTGTATTCGTTGAGAGTTATACCATAGTTTCTTTTGAGATGTTGATTTCTATAAGTTTCTGCATTATATTGCTCCTTTACTCTTTTTCTATCGCATATTTTACATACAGAATGTCTCCTACCAGTCTTTTTATCACGAACATAAAATTCGGTTGCGTATTTTTGCTCACCACAAGTCATACACTTTCTGTATAAGTCAGAATAAAGTTTAGACATTTTCGTGCTTTTTATCGTGCAATATTATTTATAAAAAAAGAGACCCAAAAGGGTCTCTCAAAAACTATTGAAGTTTTATCAACCAATAGAAGGAGCAGTCAAAGCAATAGGTGTTGCTTCTACACTTGCAAGATCCAATGGAAAATTGTGGGCGTTCCTTTCGTGGGACACCTCCATGCCCAGACCAGCACGGTTCAGAACATCAGCCCAGGTGTTAACAACACGACCCTGACTATCAAGCAGAGACTGGTTGAAGTTGAAACCGTTGAGGTTGAATGCCATCGTAGAAACACCAAGAGCGGTGAACCAGATACCTACAACAGGCCAGGCAGCAAGGAAGAAGTGAAGTGAACGAGAGTTGTTGAACGAAGCGTATTGGAAGATCAGGCGACCGAAATAACCGTGGGCAGCCACGATGTTGTAGGTCTCTTCCTCCTGACCGAACTTGTAGCCGTAGTTCTGGCTCTCGGTTTCGGTGGTTTCACGCACCAGTGAGGAGGTCACCAGCGAACCATGCATGGCGGAGAACAGGGAGCCACCGAACACACCCGCCACCCCCAGCATGTGGAAGGGGTGCATCAGGATGTTGTGCTCAGCCTGGAACACCAACATGTAGTTGAAGGTGCCGGAGATACCCAGGGGCATGGCGTCAGAGAAAGAACCTTGACCGAAAGGATAGACCAGGAATACAGCAGATGCAGCAGCAACAGGTGCAGAATATGCAACGCAGATCCAAGGACGCATACCCAGACGGTAGGAAAGTTCCCACTCACGACCCATATAAGCATAGATACCAATCAGGAAGTGGAAGACAACAAGTTGGAAAGGACCACCGTTGTAAAGCCACTCATCAAGTGAAGCGGCTTCCCAGATTGGGTAGAAGTGCAGTCCAATTGCGTTGGACGAAGGAATCACAGCACCAGAGATGATGTTGTTTCCGTACATGAGTGAACCAGCAACGGGTTCACGGATGCCATCAATGTCCACTGGGGGAGCACCGATGAATGCAACGATGAAGCAGATTGTTGCAGCAAGGAGGCAAGGCACCATCAATACACCAAACCACCCGACATACAAACGATTATCGGTGCTGGTAATCCAGTTGCAAAATTGTTCCCAAAGATTATTCTGTTTTTGAATTGAAATTGTAGCAGTCATTGTTATTAAACAGTTAGTAAGACCATCAGGGAAATGGTGGAGTTACTATGTTCCCCGCACCCTCAGCGGGGATATGAGAGACGTCATTTATACTCCCTAGAGGTCTCGGTTTACGGGGAGTTTAACAGTGTTACAGAATGTTTAAGTTTCGTAACATTTGTTTACCTATTTATCATAGCACGCCCCCACCGCCCCGTCAAGCCCTTTTTACTAAATACTTTTAGTGTTCACACAATAAAAGAAAATGAAAAGACTTATTCTAGCCTTTTCGTTATTCTTCGCAATCCCAGTTAATGCTGCTGAAATCACATCAAAAATCACTGACTCCGTACAATTGAAAGTTGATGGTGCTGCAGTTCAATCAACCCGAATCGGTGCTTCATATTCAGCATCAGGAACCAATGTCCAAGCAACATCCTTTGGTGGTGTTGGTGGTGCTGGAACCTATGATATCAATACTCCAGGACAAGCATTTAGTTTTTCCGAAACTATCAATGCTGCTGATACTCCAGTTACTACTCAAACAGTTACTAATGGTGTAATTGGAACGCCAAATCTCTACGGAGATAGCGTAACTCAAGTTGGTGGTGAGAAAGGAACTCTCGCGGGAACTCTTTCCCCAACTGGTGTCCCAACTGTTACTGCTGGTGGTGCAGGTACAAGTGCAACTGCTCAAAGATCGATTGAATTAAGCGTATTCAAATGAGACATTTAACTCCCGCTTTGCTTTTGGCGACGGGAGTCACTTGTACTCCCGTTTATGCTGAAAGTGTTGTGCCTAATTTTACAAGAGGTACAATTAACGCAACAACAGAATCAACAACAAAAGTCATAGAAACTATTCGTCAAGTTGAATACACTACTGGCGAATCATATACTGTATCTGGAACCAACATTAACATTCCAGGTATCCCCCAAAGGGGTGCTAGTTATTCCATCATGACTCAAGGTGCCCCATTTCAATTTAGTGAGACGTATCTTGGCCCTGGAGTGGCAAAAGAAACATGGATAGATCGCACCACAGAAACGCAATCAACTACTACATCAATCTCTGTCTTTACGCAATAATCTCAACTGGAACTGCATTTGCTCAAAGCACTCCTGCACCCAGCAATACAAACATTGCTGGTCCAAGTGCAAGTGCTACAGGAAATGTAACTAATCAAGCAGTTCAAGTTCTTCAAGGACCATATGCAGTTAACACTTATGGCGGTGGAGTAAGTTGCCAAGGTGCAACTTTTTCAGTCTCCCCGTTTGCCATGAGTAGTAACAATGGAAGTGATGATCCCGAATCTTTTGCATCACGCAATGGTAACTGGGGAATTTCTGCAGGTCTCAACATACCATTAGATAGCAATCTAATGAACTTATGTAAGAAGAGAGCAGAGACTGAAATTGCAAGACAACAAGCAGAGACTGATAAAGCAAGATTAGATTTTGAATTGGTTAGACTATTAAAATGCGGCGAAGCTTATAAAAATGGAGTGATGTTCCATCCAGAAAGTCCTTACTTCAAAGTTTGTGCTGATGTTGTTGTGAAATACCCAAAAGTTGAGGATGTGGTTAATGGAACCAATACAACTAATTGATAACCCAAATCTAAGACCCATAATCGGAAATAATCCGATTAATGTACCAAATTCAAACGTAAACAGAATATCTGGTCCATCTGTAATTTCAACTATAGATAGACCAAATGTTCGCGGAGTAGAAGCACCTCTTGTTCGTGGATTAGAAGTTCCTGTTGTTGATGTTCCAAATACTGCAATTAAGTATCCAATCATTAATGTTCCAACTCAAGCAGAGTTTGATGCTGCAGTAAATGCAGAACGTCAAAAACAAGCAGCGGCGGAACAGCAGGAAAAAACAAGAGGATTACCTGATGCTACTCCCCCTTCCCAACTGCCTCAAGTTGTCCAAACCCCTCCTATACAAACTCCAATATCTGAACCATCTCAAGTTGCAGAAGTTCCAGTAGGTAAACAACAACCAACTTTTACTGTTTATGGAGTCGATATTAATTTACCTGATCCTTCTCTTGTTGCTACGGCTGGTGCTGTCGCAGTAGTTACAACTGCTGCGACAATGGCATCAACAGCAGTATTGAATGTACTTAAAAATGCTGCTGAACCTTTGATTAAAGAAGCAACAAAGAATAAGTTTAAAATTAAAATCAAACAAGTAAAACCAGTCCTTCATTATGTAATGTCTGAAGGTGGACATATTGATATTTTTGAATATTCCTCTGAAGGGACAAGACTCGTTGCGCAAACAGATAATGTAGAGCAGTATATTCGTGATGAGATTGAAAAGAATACTCTATATGAAATTGAAAATAAAGTAATTATTGATGAACCAGTAAAAGATAAATTCACAAAAGAAGGGCAAGAAAGATTTAAGTCCCTCTATGCCCCACCTAAGAAAATTGCTAAAAAATTATCTGCTCGCTTGTCTTTTTGATTTATTTTTCAATTTAAAAGCAGCATCACCAAGAAAAGAACCTACAGCAAGCACAAGTACTTTTGCATATGCATCTCTACTTGTGCTTTCTAGTTCTACTTGTCCTTCTGTGCGAATGGCAACAGACTCCAAAGCAGAAATCATAAATGCTGCCCAGATGATAATAAACAATCTAACAATATTAAAATATATCATAAATCAACCAAGAATAGAGTTTCTCCACTCCTCACTCATATTAACCATAATTGCTTCTGCTGCTTCTGGTGTTTCAGCATATCCTTCATCAAGAAGGTGTGAGAGGATGATGTCGTAGAGGTCATAATGTTCTTTCTGCTGTGCTGCGGACTGCAATACTTTCATTGGATCATCTCCAGTTGTAACACCACGAGCAGTTTGTCTATAGAGTTTTTTACCTTTTGGAAGAGATCCTTGACCTTTGAATCCTGCTGCTGCTGCTCTTTCGTCTCTAGTTTTTGGAGTTAATGGAGTATTTGTTCTGCTGGTTGGTCCACTTGTGGGAGGAGTTGATCTACTTCTAATAGGTATTGGACGTTCACTTGGAGTTAATGGTGTATTTCTACCTTTTGTCTCTTTGTCAAGCAGTGCGCGTGCTGCACCTCTACGAGTACCTCGTAGAGATGTTACAGAATCTCCTGCTCTATCTGGAACTCCTGCCCCACCAGCACCCCTTCTAAGACCTGATTGCTGGGGGTATGTACCTTTTGCTCTTCTTGATGCATTATTCCACAAATTCGACAAAGTTCTTAAAGAAGTTGTTCCTCTACGATGATGAATATGATGTGTTGGGGGCAAATCTCCAATTCTTTTATTAGCAAGATCTGCTAATCTTTGGGAAGTTTTACCTTCCTCATCAAGATTCTGATAAACTTCCATATATGCTTCTTGAAGATTGCGAAGTTCTTGTGCGTCCATTTTTAACAATACTTTTTAGTTATTTATTAGAAGCAAACCTACCACTTTCGTCTCTTAGAATATTCATACCTTTTCTTTTCTTATTTCTTTCTGCTAAATCTGGTCTTTTTCTACCAGTATTAGCAGCACTAACTTTTGCCTTTGCTTCTTCACTAATGGGATGCCCCCTCCTACTCCTATTCAGTTCAGCAAGATGAGGATTTTTTTGAACTCCTTTCTTTCCTTTATTCCAAGGAACTCTACCTTTTGGAGCACCACCTCTTTTTCCTGCTTCACTTAATACTTGTTGTATTACCTCTTCTTTTTTTATAATTCCAGATAGTGCTTCATAAGCAATCCTATCATATTCATTACCATATTCTTCATAGAGTTTTTTATGTGCCTCTGCGTGTTCTTCAACACTTAACTCTATAAGATTGCTGGGGTCGTCTGTGCCTCCCATATGTTTAGGCACAATATGGTGAATGTGTTTCATTCTACTCTGTAAGTCGCAATACTATTTATACAAGAAAAGGTGCCGAAGCACCCTTTCCACCTATAATGCGACTTACAGGTGATACTATTTATTCTACCAGAGTTCCTCTTTGTCGTCTAATTTCTTTTAATTCTTCAAAGTTTTTAACTTTGGTGCCTCCCGAGTAAGTCCAAGCAAATCCCTCATCAATCATTTGTTGATTGACTGATTTCTTTTTATTGACTGCGGATACTTCCTTATCTCCAATAAACAAATGTCCCAGAATTCTTCCGTACTTTTCGGTAGAATCTGGGAGTTCTGTTTTAACAATAATATCTTCCTGCCCTTCTAACTTTTTCTTGAGCCACTCTTTAACCTCAAGACCAAGTTTCTTTTCATTTGCATCAGTTGTTCTGCTCTCTGGGGTATCGACACCAGCAAGACGAATTCGCTTAGTAAGGGAGATATCAAACCCAAGGTCAATAGCAGCATCAATAGTATCGCCATCTACAACCTTAAGAACTGACTTGATTCTATAAATGTACGGATCCTTATCCATTAGAATGGCAGCTTAAACTTCTCATTATTTAGTTTTGGAATAGGTAATTTTTCAAATGCTTTATTGACTTGATTCTCTACAACCTTACCAACAAACTGTTCTGGGTTGTTCAAAATTGCCTCTGCTTTTTTATAAGTTACATAAGCACCATAGCAAAGTGCTCCACTAATGAGAAGACTTGTTGTTGATAGGATGAGTGCTAAATTTTTCATCTTTCATTTCCTCGTGTGCTAATTTTAATATGTAGTAAATTACATATGCAGTAAAGATAAGACCGCATCCTAATATTGTAACAACTCCCCAGGGAAAATCCATTAGTACTTACCTTCAGTACAATACTCTACTTTTTTATTTGGGTAATAAGGATACTTACCTTCCTGTGGTTTCATCCATCCACACCCAATCAACCAATCCATTGTCATAGGAGTTGGTCTAATCTGTTCCCACAATGGTCCTTTAGCACACATTTCTAACTTTTCTGCAGTCTGATTTGATTGCTCTTCTGCCCAGTTAGCATCTGCCTCCCAAGGAATAGCACGACTCTGCATCATTGATTCATAAGTCAAACGAGTCTGCTTCATCACCCAAGCAGGAATTTCTGAGTCCTGGTGGACTTGAGCCATAAAGGATGTTTGTAATCCACCACCCATACAATCTTGTACAACATGCCATCCTTCATGTCTCATCGTTCCAAGAAACTCTCTTGGATCTTTGAGAAGTTGTTCGTTCACAAAGAAACGATTGTAGTTTGGTTTATATAACCCCACTGTTCTTGGAGTAAAGTATCTTTCTGGGGCAACATAAACAGGAACATTTACACCATCAAGAGCAGTAATAATTCTTTTTAATTCTTCTCTGAATGGATCAAAGTCTGGATCCTTTAGTAGTTCAGAATCTACTGATAGTTTCTCTATTCCTTCAGTACACTCTAAGAGAATCATACAACCCATTGCCTCTGCACTATAAGGTCTTACTGTTGGTTGTTTTGGTAATAATGAAGAAGCACTAGTAGGAAGTGCTAACGTCAGCAATAAACCAATTGAGGTGAGCAACTTTTTCATTCGTTCCACCAACCCTCTTCTTTGTGAATCCAGACTTTCAAATCTTTTACATACTTTCTCAAGATCTGGGCCTGTTCTTCATGCCAAAAATCACCCGTCTCCATATAAAGACGGGTGTGATTATCTATTGCTTGAAGTATTTTGTGGATGGGAGCATTCCAACACTCCCTTTTTGGAGTGTTCCATTCTCTTGGCACGGGATTACAAGCGAGTGAACTTCATTATAACGAAGGTATTCCAACTGACAACTGCCAGGACTAATCTCAGAATAACCAACAATCATAAAGGCGATAAAATCAATCACTTTTTCTTACCGCCATTTTTTGCCTTCTTGGCATTAGCATTGCCAGAATTCTGCTTTTTATTGTTGGCAGATCCTGCGCTACCCTTTTTACCTTTGTTTGCTGATTTTGACATTAGGTTCCTGTGCGTGGTTTTACAAATCCCTCACCTTCCTCAACTTTTTCTTCAAGAGCTTCAACTCTTTCTTCCAAAGTTGTTGGTTCAGGTGCTGGAGGTTCTGGTGGTGCAGTAGCAACTACTTCTTCTCTACGTGGTTCATCTTTTTTTTCATCATCATCACCACCCTTCTTCATTGTATTAATACCAAATGTGGCAGCAGATGCAGTGAACACAGTTGCAATAAAAGTTGGGTCCATCTTAGCGAGAGCCCCAGCATAGCTAGCAGTAAGAAGTGCGGCAGACCAACCCAAAATGGCAATACGAATAAAAGTACTCATACACTTTTCCTTTTTGTTTGGTGTTTCCATTTGTTCCTTAGTTTGAGGTTAACCTTTTTTCCAAGCTTCACCTTCTGCTTTTCTTCTACGTGCTAATCCTGCTTCTACATTGGAACCAGGATTTCTATAGAGATAAAGCGCATCGGGAACTAAATCCCACTCTCTGTTCTTCAGGCGTTTAGTAATAGTATTAAAGTTATCACCACCGTAAAAACCGGCACCAAGATTATAAGCAAAGCTGAGCAGAGCGCCTCTTTTTCCATCTGACATTTCATTCCAATGTGGGATTTTACGCAGTGCAGGAAGAAACTCATTTTTACATTGTTCAATGAGAAGTGCATCCGCCTCTGCTTGAGTTAAAGTATCGCCAAGTTTGAATGGCGAACCATCCTTCTTACGAGTAGAACCCCAACCAATGGTGATTGGAAGTCCACCAGTAAGAGGATCTGGATATGCCTTTAGATGACATCCTTCAAATTCCTTGATGAGTTTGATGCCCATCTGAGGAACATCATCACCACCTGCTACAGGAGCGGCAGAAGCTGCAGCAGCAGGTGCTGGTGCAGCATTAGACTTTTTTCCTCGGTAAATTTCTGCCCAATCAATATTATCCTCCAGATATTTGACAGGTAGATTATCTTCTAACCATTGCACTGCCTTAACGTGGTTAGGGTTCTTCTCGTCATAAAACTTGAAGAAGTTATGTAGATCGATTCTTGCCATTGTTGTCTCCGAAATACCGTTGATAAAGTTCGTTTGCTTCTACGTGCTTTCCATTATTTGTAAGATCTTTAATCACTTTAAGCATCTTCCTTTTAAAATTAATCGAAGATTCTGCCCCATCCATCGTTGCCTCCTGGACACCAACGGTGCTTAAGAACTGCTTTGGTATAAATTGTTTTCTTACCGTTAGTTACAGGACCAGTATAGTTATCGTTCAGTGAACCATATGGATCATTTACATAATATCCTTTGCCATCAGGAGTCTTACCAATTACAACACACATGTGCCCACCAGTAGGTGCAGATAGAGAACCGCGATGCAGGATACCAATAACAACAGGTTTTCCAGCATCAAGACTCTTATCAATATCAGCAAAAGAAAGATTGTAACTAAAGTGTGACTTAACTCCATAACCTGCCAGAACTTTCGTCTGTACCGCATGGTCAGTCGTGTCACCAATCGCAAATACCTTCTTAACGTATTCGTCATCACCCTTAATGCTTCCTGGCTTGAGGAAAGCAAGGCACATAGCGCACGATGAAGAGTTGCAAGTTCTATGCGCATCTCTGTAGTTATCTACTTGATTGAAATATGGAACTGCAAGAACTGCTGGTGTAGGGGGCTTAGTTCTAAAAATTCCAATCCAATCGGTTTCAGAATCATCTAAAAATTGAGCAGGTAAATTATCTTCTAACCACTGGACCGCTGCAACATGATTTGAATTGCTATCATCATAAAACTTAAAAAAGTTATGAAGATCTAGGGTCATTGATTATCTCTATAAACACTGAAGATATTTATAAAAAAAGCACCCTTTTGGGTGCCTTTATTATTTTCAAGCAGTAACAGTTTCTCGTACTGTAGATTTCACGTAATCAAGAACCACTTCTGGAGTAGTCGCCTCGTAAGGGTCGGTGTCTGCATTATCCCGCTGACCCGCCTCAACGAATAGTTTTTCGATGATTCCGTTATCCACGACTGCAGCATAACGCCAAGAGCGACTGCCGAAACCAAGGTTGGACTTAGTGACAAGCATTCCCATAGAACGTGTGAAATATGCATTTCCGTCTGGAATGAGTTTTACATTTTGAATGTTCTGATCCTGCTGCCAAGCATTCATTACAAACCCATCATTAACAGAGATGCAGTAAATATCATCGATGCCACTACCAATAAAGTCGTCGTATTTCTCTTCGAATCCAGGAAGCTGATAGGCACTGCAAGTAGGAGTGAAAGCACCAGGCAGACTAAAAATGACCACACGCTTTCCATCAAAGAGATCTAAAGAAGTACGAGTTACAAATTCACCATTCTCACGGAATACAAATTCAACTTGAGGAATTTGATATTGTTCTTTACGCATGTTAGTCTCCATCAAAATACACCAGGAATAATTTGTCCAGTAATGAGATAAGATCCTGCAGCAGCCACGAATCCAATCATTGCAGCCCAACCATTAATGCGTTCTGCACGTTCAGTAAAAATTTTGTTCATTTCTTTTCTCCTTTATTTTACTTTAGAATAGATAGAAGTTTCACCATAATCGCGGTGAGTTTTATAACCAACAACTGCTCCCTTTGTATTCATAAGTGCAGGCATAAAAACAATTGTAAAAAATACTGCGGGTGCTCCAATAAACAGAGCAGCAACAATTACATAATAAGTCAGAATTTCAATTAGAGAGTGTTCCATTATAAGGGTGTTGTTGTTTAAGTTCAGGATTTGGTTGTGAAGGAACAACTGGGTTCCTTGACTTGTTTTTAATTACAATAAAAGCATCGTTTTGATAAGATACAGTTCCAAATGGTTTTGCCCATTTTGGATTTGCATTTGGACTGGTAGCAGTTCCTGTGACTGCTACCCCACCAATCTCAACTGAAAGTTCATCATCACGATCCCAATTCAATTGTTGGAGGGCAACTCCAAGTTGCCCGAGCATATCAGCACTCACAGATTCTCTTCCTGTTCGGTAAGAATTACACAATCACTTGTGGGATAAGCAACGCAAGTGAGAACCCAACCTTCTGCTTGTTGGTCATCATCAAGGAACGATTGTTCTTCATTGTCAACGGTGCCAGAGATGAGTTTACCAGCACAGGCAGAGCAAGCACCTGCCTTACACGATGAAGGGAGATCAACACCTGCCTCTTCTGCTGCTTCAAGGATGTACTGGTCATCAGCACATTGAATTGTAGTTTCAGTGCCATCAGGAGATTGGAGAGTGACGTTAAAAGTAGCCATTAGTAAGTCTCACAAAGTTTTTCTACGGATGCTGCCAACAGAACGAAGAAGGCAACGGATGTCATTGTAAACAAGAATGAAGTCATTGTCAATCAATTGTCAGAAGATGCCGAAGAAGAAGTTGCCAGTGACAGTATAAGAAATAACACCAGCAACAAAACCGACCATTGCCCAACGTCCATTAGTACGCTCCTTTACTTGATTAGGTGAGAGCATACCGTAGTTTTCGTAATACATGGTTGGCTCTTTGGCAAACATATTCTGTTGCCCATATTCATTAGTCGTTACAGTCATTGTTTAATTCGTTAAGAATTGTTACACAATTATATAGGAAAAAGAAAGGGGTGTCAAGCACCCCTGGTAGTCATTTATACCTAATTTTGTTAGGAGATCAGAACTTAAACGTAGTCTGGATCACACCACCCCAGTTGGAAGAGTTATTAGCAAGACGCTGATTGTCGCTACCGTAGATGATAGCAGGAGTGACGCTGATGTTATCAGACACTTGATACTTGTAGAAGATCTCAAGCATCGTGGACTTCTCAAGGTTCTCACCAGTAGGTGCTTGACCGATAGCAACACCAGCAGAGTTGCCACCCACAAACACGTCTTCCCACTGAAGACCAGCAAACCAAGATTGACTATCAGTAGCATCACTATTAGTACCACTTACAGTGTTCCAACCATAACCAGCAGAGATAGAGGGAACCCAACCAGATTGAGTGGGTTGCCAGTAAGCATTGAGTGCATAACCGTTAGAGGTTTGTCCTGGAACCAGAGTACCAGAAGCACCATTTAGGCCGTTGTAGGTACGAACACGAGTACCTTCAGTACCATAACGGTAACCGAATGCAGCACCCCAGTTAGTACCACGATAACCAATTTGTGCCAGGGTGTTCAGAGCACCAGTCTCATCAAACACTCCAGTCTCACTATTGTTACCACTTTGGGCAACATAGTTTACACCAGCAACGAGACCTTTGGTTCCGTACTGAGCACCGAAACCAGCACCAGTTGCTTTGTTATAAACACCAGGAGTACCAGCAACAGCAAAGAAGTCAAGAATACCAGACTTATAAGCAGAAGGCATCCAAGCAATCTCAGTGTTACGAACAGCAGCACCAGCAGTCAGAGTTGCTTTATTATTGAATGCAGGGAACTGATAGAACAGTCGGTCAATAACTACGTTGTTACCAACTTCACTGGTAGTGTTGTCTGCCTTATCCAATTTAAAGAGTGACGAACTGGAACCGAAAGGATCACTACTGAAGTTAGCAGAACGCAGGCGGGTACGCAGCAGATCCTTGCCGGTGAATGAAGTATCCAGGTTCAGACGGAGATCATAGTTGAATGCAGTGCGAGTTGCATTACCACCTTTGGTTTGGTAGTCATCAACACCACCAAGAACAAAGTTTGCTTCACCACGCAGTTTGGTAGTGGTGGAGAATTGAGTTGCTTCCAGAGATGCAACTTTAGTTTCCAGACCAGCAACCTTACCTTGAATCACAGCGAGTTCATCACGGAATTCATTAGCAAGACGCTTGAGTTCATCAGTGTTTTCAGTAACACGATCAAGGCAAGCATTTAGGAGTGCTGCTGCCTCATAACGGGTCATTGCACGTCCACCAGCAAAGGTGCCATTGGGATAACCAGCAACGCAACCATAACGCTCTACAAGGTTGCTGAGTGCTTGATATGCCCAATCAGTAGGTTGCACATCAGAAAGTTGTGTGACACTTGTGACCTGCTCAGAGGTAACATATTGGTTGACTGCTGCCATGTTAAGGTCTGCGGCATTCGCAGCAACAGGAGCAACCATTCCCAGAGCAACAGGTGCAAGCATCAGTTGTTTGAGTTTCATAAAAATTTTTATGTACTATAGGACGAATGTTAAGAATTACAACTGAATTCTTAAGTACTTATTTAGTGTACCGATTTTCTTCAAATTTGTCAAGTCGTTTGTTGGGCTGCTGAATTTTCAGTTATTCTACCCAAAAATGGATCATAATTCATATAATCCTTAATATCAATATTAGCACCATTTTGCTGCCAATACTGTGAGAGAGCATTATAATTTCCTCTATGAAAAGCGTCAATATGATCTGGGTGAATACTGGAACCCAATTCAATACGGTAAAGCAAGAGAGGGATAGAGTAAGTATTACCAGAGTTATAAATCAAATCATCAGCAACAGGTCTTGGTTTAACACCATTATCAAGTTTATACTTATCACCGCGAACATGAAACTTCAAAAGTTTTTCTGCATGATGTCTCGTAATTAGATAACAAGCTGTAGAAAAATCATTTACAAACCTCTTATGAAGTTTTACATGTATATCACCTGTACAAATAATGGCAATTTGAACTACATCCCAATCATATGGAACATGAGCATAAAAATCAGACCAAGTAAAGTTCCAATACTTAACTAAGTCCAAGTTGCAATCATCTTCCATAATGATTGCATATGGACTATCACTTGTCTCATACCAATGTTTAATTGCTTTCAAATGAGACGTAATACACCCAACCTCACCTGAACTCATCATTTCAGGATAACGACCACTAATAATATCACTTAGGTCATCTTCTCTACCATCGTATGCAGAGATGCGAGTGTAATTTTCTATCTCCCAATATTTAAATTGGTTCTCCATATATTCTCTTCTCTCTGGTTGCCCGTCAAGATTCAAATAGTAAATTGGTCCAATATTTTTAAGTTTATACGTTGATTTATTTTTATCAAGTAAATCATTCATACTACTACCCAACCTGAACAATAAAGATCTTTAGTATCTTTGTCTGCATACGCAGGACCAAACCACTTTTGCGGTGCGATAACTTTTTTATTTGGATTACTAATCAACCATGACCCCCACCAACTCAAAGAACTATTAGCAATAATAGCGTGAGAACACAATGACATTAAGCAAAGGTCAGCATATGGCGTATAAGATCCGTCTGGATATTTATCAACTGGTTCGGATACAAAAAATCTATCACTCTCAAAGAATTCCTGCTCTTTTACCCATTCAGGAGAATCTGAAAATACAATTACAGGATGATCATCATCAAAATAAGAAAGTGCCTTTTCATAATAATCAATTGCTTGAACAGGATGCTGATCAGAGCAATTTACATATGCCCACTTAAATCCGCGAGGATCAACCAGATTTGGATCTCCTCTGCGAACATGCAGCATGATTGGTTCCTGACCTTGGAAATTTTCCATCATTTCTTTACAAGGTTCAAGATGCTCATTATGAAAAGTAAAGTCCTTACGTATGTCATCTGAAATATGTTGAAAATATTTTTCAGATTGAAAAAATCCATGAAGACTTACATTATCTGGACAATTTTCAAAAAGTTCCTCATCAAAGTGAAAGAATCTTTCTTGAACATATCCAAAGTCATCTCTAAAATTTAAATTAGAATCCCTAACAGACTCCAATTTAAAACAATTATGTAGACTATAATTTTCAATACCACTTCTGTGGAATGGTGGAATACACCAATCATAATTATGTTTAGTAGCAATCCCTCTTAGAGATGCATACTCAAACATTTGATTGCCAAGTCTACCAAGATTTCCAATCTGATTAAATGCTAACATATTTTTTAAGATAATCCTGTTTCAAATAATATTCTTTTAGTTGATTTTTGTTCATAGTTTGAATTTTTTCCCACTCACTAATATTAGATTGCATGTAGGGATTATTAAACCAAGAGTTTTCTCCTCGCGAATGCTCTAAGTGATAAACAACATCATTAATTCTACCAACATTATACTCTAAAGTATTAAACCTGTAAAATCTTTCTTTATCTTCTGGAGCATATGCTTTAAAGTTTTCATTCTCCATGCCACCATCAATATAAACTTGACGATTGAAAAACTGAACCCACCCAAAATCAGAGGTGCTACGTTCCGAATATTTCTCAAGATAATCAAAGTTCATATTTTGTAAGAAATTAGAAACTACTTCATCAGTTGCATGAACTTTCCTTTGAAATAATCCTTGTCCATATGGATAAATTACATCATGCGTATGATGCAAAATAGATTGATATGCTTCGTGGTATGAATCTAAAGGAAGCAAAACATCACAATCATAGTTTACAACTATCTCGGTCTTTGCTTCCATAATCATCTCATTCAAAACTTTCTGACGATGAAAGAGTGGTTCATCACTTTTATCAAAGATATGATTTACATTAATTTCAACATCCAAAATATTCTTTAAAATTGGTAGAGCATCTCTCTGAAAAACAGACTCTGCATCAACTTCTTTAATAAGAATATTTGTATCAAAATTTTCCAACAGAAATGCAGTTGTTGTAATTACATTCCTAAGCCTATCAGTAGACTCAATACGAATTGGAATAATAAAAGTTGCTTCCTTTAAATCAATTTTCATCTGGATATTTTCTATTGATACAAAATTCTTTATGTTTATTTTGGACGTAGTGATACTCTGATCTATTAATCAACCAACTACCTTCTGGGTGTTCCACCACTGCATCATATTGAGATGTCTGATGACTACTAATGCGATTGTCATGATCACGATTTGCAACTAAAACATCAGAAATAATATGGGGAATTCCATTCTCCCAACGCATACGATGATAAAACTCAGTATCTAAAAGTAGTTTTAGATTCTCATCAAAGTGTTGCTTTGAGTTTCTCAAAAAAGAGACAACAGAAGGACTACTTAAAAGATTTCTACCTTCTAACATGTAGTCTGTCCACTGAGGAACTCTTTCATCATAAAATGTTTTACCATCTTTAGTTCCACAAAATCCACTAAAAGACCAGGAACACCCAGTCTTTTTATATTCCTGATCAAGAATTTCTAAAGCATTATTCACAACGAAGAGATCATCAGAAAACATCGGTTTAATAATCTCTCCCTCACATTCATCAAGGGCAATATTAATATTTTCGCAAGGAATATTTCCACTATACTTTACATATTTGAAATCAAAATCATTGGAGTATTCCTTACACGCATTTAAAATGTTATCATTTTTACTTTGATCCGAAACAACTATTTCCAAATCTTGAAATGTTTGAGTCTTAATAGAGTCAAGGAGTTCTCTCATCCATACTGGACCATTTTCTCCCCTATCATGTGCAGGAATTGCAATAGAAAATCTCATCAAATACGCTCCCAAGAATCAGGAACTAAATCGCGATCATCAAGATTTGCTTGAGGACCAAACCAAACCTTGGGAGCAATAACTTTTTTACTACCAGAGAGCCAAGCACCCCACCAACTGAAAGAACTATTTGCAATGATGTGATAACTACACATTGTCATTAGACACATATCAACCAAATTATTATCAGATTCAGAGATAAGAAATCTATCTGGCTGAAAAATATCTTGCTTTTTACACCATTCAGTGTCATCTGAAAAAATAAGAACTGGAATATCTTGAGGAAGTCTTTTCAGTGCTTCCTCATAGTATTCCATAGAACAAAGTGGATGATAATTTTGTTTCTCTACATAATCACTTCTGCGGATATGCAAAGAGATTGTTTCATCAAAAGTAAACATTTCCTTACATGGATTCCAAATATCATCTACAAAGATGAAATCTTCACGAATCTGTTGTTCAATGTGCTTAAAATACTTTTCAGTTTGAAAGAATCCATAAAGATTTACATTGTCAGAACAATTTTCAAATAAGTCTTCATCAAAGGTAAAAGATTTTTCTTCAACATAAGTTGCACCAAGCATCTCAACATTCTTCACAGAAGGAAGTTTGAAGGCTTCAAACAACTGATGGTCTTTATGCTCGTTACGAAAGTCGCTTGGAGGAATACACCATTCATATCCATGCTTCTCTGCAATTCCCCTCAATGCAGCATATTGAAACATTTGATTACCAAGTCTGCCATTACGACCCAGATGATTATAACCAATCATAATTACCTCAACGAATATCCTGAACAAAAAAATGAAATCCAAAAGTCTCAATATCATCATGATATGGAGATATATGCCTTTCTTTAGAAAACTTTGCGGCAACTTCTACTGGAGCAAATTTGCATCCTTGCTCTTCGTATATATGCCTATTGTGAACACAGATGTTTCCATCTTCCGACGTTGATCCATACCCAAAATGTTTGTAAAAATCTCCTTTGTTTACATCCCAGGGAACTTGAACTTTGGTTGGAACATCAAGAAGTTTTTTACTCCTAAAACTAAATCCACCATTACCAACAGAAATATGTTCTCCAAAAGGAGTTATGAATGATGCTTCTTCCCACCTCCACGGTGCTCCAATGTAGTCATAGTTGAACCAGTTGTTGTCCCATTTCCACGGCCTAATAACATACCCATCTGGTTGAACAAGTAGACAATAATCAGTGTCAATATGTTTAGTGAGATTATAGATGCAATAATAGTTGTAATCATGAATTGATTCTATCTTATAACATTTAGAGAACTCAATTCCCTCAGGAAGATTGCCAGGATCTTCATGAGTGATTAATTTAACTTTTGCAAAGGAGATGCCCTCCATACTTTTTTGCAAAGCATAGAGAGCACCATCAATATTATTGGATGAAATGCAAAAAAGAGTTACATTTGGGAGACTAATCTTATTCATACTTAACTAAAACGCCAGAAGTTTCGGGATTAATTACATGCGTATACCTACGATAATCCTGCCAACAATCATTTCCTGTTTTAATATTACCAGACCTATCCATATAAGTCCACTCAGGAACGATAGAATCAACAGGTCTCCACCATCCATCAGAAGTATTCCAATCAAACCAATACATTGGAACAATGATATTTTTGAGTTCTGTTGACAACCAAACAGGCCAGAAAGAAAAAGTAGAGGAAGACATAATCACATTCTTTGCTGTGTGCAAAATACTATAATCAATAGATAGAGGTCCACCTTTCATTTGATACCAACCGATCTTATAGTCAGGTCCACCCGGTTCATTAGAAACTGCTGCACCAACAACTTCAATCCCAGGAATATGCTTCCGTGCAAGATCTGCATCATCAGTTACAATCACAAATCGCATATCACTTCTCTTTTCTTTCATTCTCTCAATTGCCATTTGATAGTATTGAGGTGGTAGGAATGAAAATCCAGTGGAGTAATCTCCTCCACGAAAATGAATTACACAAATATCATCTGCAGAATAATCAGTAATGACTTTATCTTCATCAACTTTACACCACTCCCGAATATCATCACGGCGATCTTCAATATACAACATATTCTGGAATGTTCCGTCCAGTTTTGTGTTGTCAGGAAGAAAGAAAAGTCCGTGGTCAATAGGATTCATATCATGCTGATGACGACCCTCTTTATAGTGACCTTCCTGACGTTCACGATACCAGTACTCAATACCTTCAGGTAGAGTATCTGGAGGACCACCATCAGGTCCAGATCCACCTACAACTTCCTTCCCCCAGAAGTAAGGCATCCAACCATTTCCTTTCCACAGTTCTTTGCCTTTAATGCCATACTCGTATCCCAACTTTTCTGCAATGATGCGAGTTACGACAGATGCCCAAATCTGGTTACCAAGACCAGATCCGAGATACATTTCATTTACTAACATATTCTCCTTCTAAGGCTTTATTTACAATGTTATCAAAAAAAGTTGGAAGTGTCAATTGAGTTAGATCCATTTCTTGCGCTTTAGCAAACAAATGATCATTATCTTTTAGAAGTTCTTCGGTTACTTCAGTGTAATTATTTACAAATAGAACTGGATATCCTTCAAATAATTTCTCAAGATATGGATGAGTTTTCATCACGGGAACTCTTCGCATATAAAGAACTTCCCAATTTCTATGACAATCAATAGCGTTTCCAATAGGACAAATCATAAATTTGGATTGACTGAGATTGTATAAAAATACAGAATAAGGGACTCTCTCTTCATGAACTTCTGCCCAAGACTTATTTTTAAAAATACTCTTGATACCGACTCTTTGAGAATTTGTATTCTCGCTATGACTCACATATAAAAGTCCTGGAGGATTCTTTGAAGTAAATCTCATAGAACTCTTAATATCACCAATTCTACCATCGCTTGGATTCATTGCCCTTTGCAAACCGTAAGGAGCAGGTACAACTTTTCCACCGTAGGCAATAGCATTTACAGCAGAAATGCACAATACGTTTTCGGGAATAGCATCAAAAATGTGTTCGTCAGTTGGAGTATCTTCAAGGTTAGTGAAGATAATGAATTTCATATCAGGAAAGTTTGAACACAACTTCAACAGATCACTTCTTTCCATAAGACTTTCAACATAAGGTCGGTCAGTCTCTTTTACCTCTACAATATGTCTTTTATATAAACGAATATTATCAATAAACAGAGTCATATAATCTCTGCTTTTTTTAATCTCAAAAAGTTTTTCTACAAATTCCAAATTCATTAAGTTGGCATCTTTCATAAAAGACGTAAAAATATTCCCCCATTGACCAGACTGGTCTCCGAAGGAATAATCACATAACTCTGAAAGTGCTACACCTTCAATCAATTCCATGGTTTAATAAATTCTGCGTATTTTTCTTGATTAACAACAATGTACTCTGGATATGAGTCATCAATGGGAATTGTTTTTATTTGAATAGACCTACCAAAAGGATCAATACCTTCGTCAATTTTTCTCTCCGCATTTGCAGTATTAGACTCTACATTATTTTCAGTATGCTCATATGAAGCCAATTTCAATCTAAAATTATCTGCGTCACCAAAGAAACTCCAATGCCAACCCGCCTGCTCAATTCTATAAGCATCTTTATGCATATTTCGCAAAAGATCTACAGAATAATTTGAAAGAGTTTTGAATGTAGAAATCCTTGTTCCCATCCAATCATCTTGATAAAGATAGTTTAACTTGTAGTAAAATGCTTTCTGCAGGCAAACATAATGATTGTTTGGATCAAACCAAGATAGATCTTTAAGAACTAAAGGATTAATAATTTCATCGGCATCACTGGTAAGAATAATATCATCATCATTGATTCCAAAATTTACTGATCCATAAATGCTACTATCTCTATTAAAGATGGCTCTTTGAAAACGAATTGGATACTCTCTATATGGAGTTCCATTCAAATCATTTCCTCCCATAGGAGTATGATATTTTTTCTTATCCACATAATCACTATAGTCATTGGGAATTTCTTCAGTGATATTATGAATAATCTTATGATGAAACTTAGAAAATCTTTCTTTGTTTTCCTGATAGTAAAGTGGTTTAGGATTTCCACTAACAGTCCAAGGAGATTCTGTAATTACGAAATAATCAACTACATCATTGAGTATATTGAGTCTAAGGTCAAGAAGATCTAACTCATTAAAGAAAATAAAGGAATCAAATACTCTCATTGCTATACTCCAGAATAAATTTACGTTGCTCTTCGTCGTTTTTCCAATTCTTAAGTTGAATATAATTTTTAAGTTCCATCACATAAACAGTGACCTCTTCAGTTTTCATTAACATCCCAGGATTTAAATGCTCGTCAAGATATAAGTTTGTACAATAAAAATTCTTAAGATTAGAAGAGCATAATCCAGCAGCAACAGCAAAAGTACCAGTGCCAGAAGATGCAAGATTTTTTGCTCTCATAAGAGTTGCAAAATCCTCTCCTACTGATTTTGATTGTATGGTTACTTTTTCAATCCTTCTAAGTTCATCAACTATGGGATTACAGTTATCTGGTTCAGTGACCACAATTACTTTATCGTATTCCTCAATCAAATTTAAATAATAACATAAAGGATTGGGAACATAATCATGTGGAGGATTATGTTCATGCGCAAAAATATCTCCACTACGAATATGAATGACTAAAGTATCATCATCAAATGGTTTATCAATGCTAAATTTAAAGTTTGGAACTACATATTGCTTTGCAACTTTTCCAATATTTTCATATAGAAAATCAATAGGAATATCAAAGTCTTTATTTTGAGTATTATAATGAAAGAATCTATTTGGACGAAGCATTGTTTTGCCTTCGTGATTCAATATCACTTGCTCAATTAATTCATGATGAGGACTAACAAATCCGTCTCCATGAATTTGAGAGTATAGAATTCCATTACAGATTTGTTGAATATTATTTCCAAGTCTCCCATACCAATGAGAGACACTATTCACAATACTTCTCATATCAAATCCTGCTTAATATAAAAGGCATCACCCCAAGTACCGCCCATCCAATCAGTTTCAACTCTAACCATATTATATCCTTTAAGGAAATCGTCAATGTCTTCAATAAGAGCATTATCTTCATAGACTTCAGTATTATTAACCTCAGTATAAACACAATCAATAGTCTTGAGAGTATTTTTTGCTCCTTTTAGAACTTCAAGTTCATATCCTTGAGTGTCCATATTGAGAAAATTATAACTATGATTTTTCCCAATTACAGAATCCATCGTAACCATTTCAACAGTTTCTTTCCTGTCAAAAATAATATTTGGATATTGTTCTAAAACATGTTTAGGATTTAGAATTGAACTACACAATCCATCATCATTACAAGTCATTTCTACAGTAGCACAACTACTTCCAAGTGCTTTATTAATAAGATTAATATTATCAAACCCAATAGAGTTGACAACATCAGTCAACTTTTGAAATGGTACTTTTTGTGGTTCAAACACAATCAAGTTTTCTACATTATTCTTCTTATAGGTTTCCATTTCTTGTCCGATGTGACCGCCAACATGAATCACACCAGTAACGTTAATGTTATACTTCCTAATCAAGGAATTAAAACTCAAAAGCATAAGTCAACTCCTAAAGATACATTCTGTTGACTCTTTAGAAATTCTTCCTTTCTGCACAAAAAGTTTTACAATTTCTGGATCAACCACAGTAGGATCTACATACCAATCTTCATATGGATTATTTTGGTTAGCAACATTTCTTACAACCAATTCATATCCACGAGATAGAAGGATTTCCATTGCCTCTTCACCAGCATCAGGACCATCCTTATAAAGATCAGTTTCATAAGTAATCACAGAGAAGCGATATTCATCCAAAGGAAGTGCTTTCAGTGCATTAAGAGTTTGCCAGGCAGGTTCAATGTCAACTTGGAGATAATCAATTTGCTTTGGGTAATTATTCTCTTTAAAGAATTTTTTATAATCAAATTGAATTGCATCAGCACAAATGCACTTATTATCTCTAATAGAGTTGTATCCTTCAACCTTTGACCGATCAATTTCAAAAGAAACGCCTTTCCAATCAAACTCAGTTTCAAGAAGATAGGTGTTACTAATAATTACACCATGATCTCCTCCAATCTCAACATAAGTTCCATTCTTTTTTCCATCAAGAATACTCAAGACAAACATATCTTGAAATGCTTGAGAATAATTATTTTTAATACTCTCAGCACCATTAAACTTATATCTAAGTTTTTCTAAGTTTTCCTGAAAATATCGGTTGCAATCAGGGAAAGTGTAATCAGTCATCAGTTTTTCCAATAATCGTAAATGTCTTTAGTAACTTCATATTCCATAGTTTTAACTTTTCTGTTTGGTTGACTCATTGCCCAAACAAACATACTTTCAATTAATTCTTCAAGATTAGTTTCATCTCTAAATTCTAACATACTTTTTGCTTTTGTGTGATCACAATATGCATGTTTCACTTCATGTCTCGGTTCACCATGCTCAATAGGAACTTCATATCCATATTTTTTACCAATCTTCTGTACTGTTTCAGCAACCTCATTTAGAGTAAAGTGCTTATCGGCACCAATATTAAATATTTCTCCGTCAAAATCTGTGAGAAGTTTATCAAATGGTTCCATATAATATTTGATATCGGAAAAAGCACGAGTCTGTTCCCCATCACCATAAACAAGAATGGGTTGCCCATTCAAAGTTTTGCGGATAAAAATACCAATCACATTCCGATAACGATCCCAAATGTTTTGATAAATTCCAAGAACATTGTGAGGACGAACAATATTATATCTAAGACCAAACTGTTCGTGAGCCAATTTTAAATCACACTCCACAGCGTACTTAGCAATACCATATGGATCAATTGGTTGTGGTCGTTTATCCTCAGTGAATGGAGGTTCTTGTTCACCATAAACTGCCATACTTGAAGTAAAAATCATTTTAGTATCATGCTTGATACATTCATTGATTAAATTGGCAGAACAAATAAGATTGTTTCTATAGTTATAGTTGCGAATAAAAGGTGATAGTCCTTCAGCAGCATAAGCGGCAAAATGCAAAAGAACATCTGGTTTATGCTCTTCAAATAGATCAACTACTTTCTTTCTCCTTTCAAGATCAAACTTTGCAAAGGTAAAATTTTCAGACTTCGGAAGAAATGCCTTATATCCACCAGAAAGATCATCAATACCTATTACCTTATGACCGTTTGCCAAAAGATGTCTTGTATAATTGGACCCAAGAAGTCCTGCACATCCAGTAACAAATATCTTCATAGATAATCTCCCTTCATTGCTTCAAATACTTTAGCGATGCCTTGGTCAATTGTAGTTTTTGGAGTCCACCATTTCATCAAATAAGTATCTGGTCTATTTCTCTTATCCATTTGAACACTATCTTTCTGATCAGATGGTTGAACTTTTACATCATACTTTCCAATCAAATTAAATTGTCCACAAATAATACTTGCAATGTCAATAATTTTTGTGGACTTAAAACTTGTAATATGGAGATTATCTTCTGATGTAAATTCATTATAATTTTCCATAATTGCCTCAAGTGCTTCGCAACAGTCTTCAGCATAAAGAAACTCACGTTCTTCCTGACCATCGGTGAGCATATCAATTACGCCAGTCTCAAATCCTTTGCGGATAAAATCTGTAATAACATGTGCTTTGTCATGGTCCTTTTCAATTCCATACACATTCCAGAACTTAACAATAAGACCATTTAGAGATTTAGTATAGAGTTCTCCAACATTCTTGAGTACACCATAAGGTGAGTAACTCATGTTACTCATCTGGGATGATGCAAAAACAAATCTCTTATTATATTTCTTAAGAAGTCCAAATGCATTTGCCATCAAACGGGCATTATTATCAATGAATTGAAATGTATGTTGATACTTTTTCAAGTAACGAGATCCACCAACATCAAATGCAAGAAAGAATACAAAGTCTGCTGTCTGAATTGCATTTTCAAGATATTGATTTGGAATCACAGTCATATCATGATTTGGAGTTTCAACCTTATCAAAATCAATAACCGTATGACCCTTCTCGCGAAGATACTCCGAAAGGTAGGCACCAATCTGCCCACTGGATCCTAAAATTGTAATTTTCATAATCAAGCAGTTTGTTTTTTAGAAATTTGAGAGGAAATCCATTCGTATGTTTTTCTAATTCCTTCTTCAAGAGATTGTGAATAATCCCAACCAAGTTTTTCCCTAATGAGATCATTATTAGAATTACGACCACGAACTCCAAGAGGTCCATCAATATGATTTTTTTCTACAACTTTACCCGCAACTTTAGCGGCAGTATCTACAAGTTGATTGATAGTAACCATTTCTTCCGAACCAATATTAACAGGTCCGATGAAATCACTATCCATCATTCTGCGGGTTGCTTCGATGCATTCATCAATATACAGGAAGGAACGAGTTTGTAAGCCATCTCCCCACACTTCGATGGATCCACCTTCCTCTGAAAGATGGGCAACTTTACGACAGATTGCTGCTGGTGCTTTTTCTCTTCCACCCTCCCAGGTTCCTTCTGGACCGAAAATATTGTGGTAACGAGCAACCCGAACAGGGATCCCATAATTACGATGATAAGCAAAAAATAGTCGCTCGGAGAAAAGTTTTTCCCAACCATACTCAGAATCTGGATTAGCAGGATATGCGGACTCTTCACGACAATCTGGATTGTCAGGATCAAGTTGATTATGTTCTGGATACATACATGCGGATCCAGAATAGAAAATTTTAGTTTTATTTACGTTCTTGAAGTCATTAAGTTGACGTTGTGCTTCAAGAACATTTAAATTAATTGTTGCGGAGTTGTGCATAATGTCTGCATCGTTTTCACCAGTGAAAACAAACCCTGCACCGCCCATATCAGCAGCAAACTGATATACTTCATCAAAAGTATCAATGTACTTTGAAGGAACAAAGTTATAAAAATTACAATATGGACCTTTATATTGAAGAACTCTTTCTACAAAATTAAGATCTCTTAGATCTCCAATAATAAATTCGTGTGCTTCTGTTTTAGAATATTCTGGATTCTTAAGATCTACACCACGCACCCAATAACCTTCAGAGCGTAGTCGTTTTACCATATGACTTCCAATAAAGCCACCAGCACCTAACACAAGTGCCGTTTTCTTGTACTCACTCATAGACTAATAAATTTCTCTTAGTATATAGTATACAAAAAAAGAGGAGTTTATGCAACTCCTCTTATGTAACTCAGGCTCGCCACCAATTCTTTAACTGGAAATTGGAAACCAGGCGGAGAAAGAATTCCCCATCCGCACCACTTGCCTTTTTAAGGAATGGCAAGAAACCTATTTTGTAGCAGAAATAAAGTTATTAATTGCTTCTGCTTGTGAAAGCACATCTGAAAGACTTGGATATTGTACATTAAAGTCTTTTGGTAATGTGCCACCATTACCACATTCTGCTTTCGCAAACTCTACATGATAATTATCTGAAAGCATAGCATATGCTTGTTTGAAAATTTCGAACCGAAGTTCATATGGTGTTTTATTCATGATTATTGTGTGTAGTGTGTATATTTGAAGGGTCTTTTGACTCCACCACTTAGTTTTGCGAAACTAAGAAAAGTTGAGTTAACTTTGATATCTCGGTAATACCAAAGAATGCACATAAAAATAATACATCCCAAAGTTTAAGTTTAATTGCAAAAGGTATTGTCAGTAATCCTCCAACAACTTTTATCATTAAACCATATTTAAATTCTCCCCACAACATAGTTTGGTAACCAATTATGAGAAGAATGTTTCCAATCCACCGAAGTAAATCAGATTTAGACATAAGGGGTTTTGCTCCCGACCAGGGCTAGTTTTAAGTCATACCGGGACTCATCATTGGACCACCCGGGCCATATTTTAAATTAGTGGTCATGACATATCTATCTATATCAATATTACTCTTTTCAGTTTTATGATTTAACCACCCAGGAAATATAAGAACATCATTAGTCTTTACTGGAACTTCAACCCAAGGATATTGGTACTTTTGTTTTTTAAAATATGCACTTTCTAAAACATCATTCCATCTATGATATTCTAAAGGATCTCTGACAAGCAAGTTACCACTTCCTTCAGGACAAAACAAATAAGAACTCACAACCAAATCAACAAATTGATGCTTGTGTTCAAGAGTTTCTCCACCCTTAGAGTGGCGATTAACCCAAGAATTTGAAACAGTAATTGGTTGATGCGCTAAACCAAACTCTTTTAGAATATATGGTAGATTTGCATTTAGAAACTGAATGAATTTTTTATTTTCGATCCAGGTATGAGGTTGTCCATTTACGTTATGGACAACTGTAGAAACAGCGTCTCCGTATTCAAGTGGAACTTTTTCTTCTTGTTTTTTTGAGTATTCAATAGTCTCATCACACTTTGACTTTAGAGAATTTTCAAAATCAAAATTGTAATGCAGTTTAACTACCAGTTCTGGAAGAATTTTAATCCGTTCAATATGATTTAACATTTTAGTTAATCTTCATCATCTTTCACATAACAAGGAACTCTATCTGGATCTAACCACTTCGCATATTCAATATCTTCCATTGCAGTAGAACATTGAAGAACATTATCAAAAAGATAAATGTCATTCCAGCGTTTAGTGTACTCATTTTGCTTTTGCATACGGTAATCGGGTTTACCGTTTATTTCAAGAATACCTGCTTCAATGAAGCGATATCCTTCACGTTCAAGAAGAACTTTTGGTTTCATGCTACTTCTACGGATTCAAGATCGGCAAGAACATATTCCATAAGCATTTCATAATCATCCAGAGGATCACCTGAAAATACTACCCCTTCGTTTTCATAGAAACGACGAACCTTTTTATAAAGTTTTGGATTCTTTACATCAAGGTAGAAGTCACCGTTTGCTGCGCCACGGAGGGTCTGAACGTCTTTCTTGAATTTTGCTGTGAGAGTCATTGTTTTGAATGTTGACCTTAGTATTATAAGGGTTTGACTTGAAGAAGTCAAGGTGGACAGATGGTTTTCTGCCCATGCTCCTTGCGTGGATCGAACACGCCTCAGGCGAATTATGAGTTCGCTGCATTCACCAGATTGCTAAAGGAGCGGATGAGTAGGTGGCACTTCTGGTTTATCTTTCCAGCGCGGGCTACTCAATAGGACTGCGGAGAATTGAACTCCGTTCACACCGTTATAAGCAGTGGGCCTTAACCAATAGGCGACAGTCCCATAAAGACAGGTCTATTGTAGAGGACCTGAAACTCTATGTCAACAACCTTCTTCGTGGTCGGTGTGTATTCGTATCACATCGTCATCCACTTTAGATTCTACTGCAAACTTTATGGTTTCGTTGTATGGAACTATCACTGCGTTTCTTTCCCCATCAGTAATAATAAATGATTCACCATTTTCTACTCTTTGTATTAGATTATCAAAATCTTCTTGAAACTCTTTAACTGTAAATTTTTGGAGATCTGAAAGTTCTGGATACATTTTCATAAAGTGAGTTTTATGATCGGAGTATTCGGATTTGAACCGAAATTATTCCTGCTCCCAAAGCAGGTGCCATGACCAAGTTAGGCGATACTCCGTTATTTGTTTCTGTGTATAAACATAATACCAGCAAATGGAACAACTGTCAACCCACATCCACATAGAAAAAGAAAGAAAGGACTTGCTGCTAATGTTTCAACAAGATGAAAAATCATCTTCCCCTCCAGTTCTTGTATTCATAATACATGTATTGGTCGGTTTCGTCAAGCCCCTGTAAAGGAGCATGAACGTCCCAGTGTGACCATTCAATACAGAACTGTTTAATATGTATATCATTAGCAGCAGTCTTTACACCATACATTCTTGAAAAGGCAGACATTGCAAACCAATATTTCTGCCTAATGTGCGGTTCCATTTCCCTTATAGTCTTCGGAATCATAGTATCCTCCTCGTGTTCCGAAATACAGTGTAGATAATACAAAAGGAATGGCAACAAAAATAAGTGCTTTACCTAACATGATGACCTCCAAACATATAACGCATACCATTCAGGATTTTTGCTCCGAATGATCCAAGATTGCGTGAGTTAAATCGCTCAAATAGTGCCGTAGTAATAACAGGAGCGGGAACCCCCAGGTCCACAGCGGCAGAAACAGTCCAACGACCCTCACCGCTGTCGGATACGCCTCCAGAGAACTGTTTAAGGCTACCATCCCTGCGTAACACATCAGCAGTAAGATCAAGTAACCAACTGCCAACCACACTACCGCGACGCCATAACTCAGCCACCTCAGCAACATCAATGTCGTAGCAATAGGATTCAGGATCTGCCATTGGAGCGACTTCAGCATCACCTTCTTTGACATACTGTGCTCCATTATTGGCGTTCTTTAGAATATTGAATCCTTCGGCATATGCTTGCATCATTCCATATTCAATTCCATTATGAACCATTTTCACAAAGTGACCTGCACCAGGACCACCGCAGTGTAACCAACCAAACTCAGCAGAGGTTACATCCGAGTCAAATTGAGTCCTTGGGGCAGCGATGATTCCTGGAGCGAGGGCATCAAAAATCCTCGCACAAGTGGCGACCGCAGTATTTCCGCCACCAACCATAAGACAGTATCCACGATCCAAACCATAAACACCGCCGCTAGTACCACAATCAATATATTGGATACCAAGTTTTGCCAGACGTTCTGCTCTTTTCCTACTGTCTTTAAAATTGCTATTGCCATGATCAATAATAATATCTCCTTCACTACAATATCGTAGTAACTCATTGATTGTCTCCTCTACAGTTTCAGCAGGAACAACCATCTGAAAAATACCTGGTTGAGATCTACCGTTTTTATTTTGTTTAACTACTTTAACAAGATTTTCAATAGTAGTTGCAATTCCATTCACATATCCCTTTTCAAATGCTTCGTTTGCTTTTTCATAATTTCTGCGATAACCCCATACTTCTATTCCCGCTTTCATCATGCGGCGAGACATACCTTCGCCCATTCTTCCTAGTCCTATTAATCCTACTTTCATAAAACTCCTGGATATGCGTGATTAAGACCCCAAAAAACAAATAATCCTATAATACCAAAAATAGTCATTGCAGTGTAAATTGTTTTACTCATCTTCCTCATCCTCATAAGTAGATGGTTCTTCAAAGAGTTCATCCATTTTTTGTTGGAGAATTCTCTGTTGTAGTTCTTGAATGTCTTCTTCTGTGAATTTAACCACTAGTAAAGGGTCTCCTGCTTTAACGTCGTTTAATTCTGGATGTTTTACCTTTGGACTTTTAGAATACCCACGATGAGCATTCATAATCATCCAACCTTGGACAAACATAGAAACAGCAATGACCACAAGAACAAACCATGGAACTAAAAAAATTAGTTCAAAGTGATTTTGAGCCATGGCAGTAAAGGAGGAATAACTCCAACCAATCTCAACAATCCCTCAGCAAATAAAGCAAGAACCACCCAACCGACGCACATACTAATGATAGAAGCATTACGGTTGTGTCGTCGTATTGCTGCATCAATCATCTCCTGAACTTCAGAACGTGTGATAAATTCTTCTTGTTCGTGCATCATTTCTCATCTCCAAGAAACTTTGCAAGAGGGTCTCTTTTGGTTTTTACAATTTCACATGCTCGGTAATAAAACATATTATTGGTGTTGCCAGAGGCTTCAAAAGTTGCCTTGATCTTCACCCAATTATCATAGGTGTGTTGATCCATAGGTTTGTCCCGGTGATACTATTATATACTAATCACAGGTATTTCAACGTCAACTTTTTGTGTTCATATCGTAACACTGTTGAAGAAATTGTTAAATTTGTAACTTAACTTAAAACGGAAAGGGTGGGATTCGAACCCACGGTGCTATTAACACGGCAGTTTTCAAGACTGCTACCTTAAACCACTCGGTCACCTTTCCAATAGGAGGTTCAGCGAACCTCAAAATCCAAACGACGAACTTTACGTTGTCTACGTGCTTCCTGCCAAGCAATATCTTGAGAGGTCAACACGTTTGTTTTTGAACTTTCTTTTAGAGAGTTTAGCATAACAATACGAGATAAGTCAAGTGCTGAAATCTTATCTCCACGAATTGTTGCCATATTAGGACACCCACAAGTAACTGTTTTTGATGGGTGTCCTGTTAATTCTTTATTGCAATCTTTGCATCTTATTGAAATCATTATTCTTCATCCTATTCATTGTAAGTGAGATCTTAACATCCAAACAAATTTACCATGAGATTCCATTAGGTCCTGAACTAAGTTAGCAGTTGCATATGACTTTTGATTTTCAGACTCTTCTGAAATCTCTACCATCAACTCACAAAATTTAGTGTTATTATCAAGAAGTTCTTGAAGCATTTCTTTTGCTCCAGTTGAACTTGCTGCTTCTTTAATCTGAGTTACCTCAAGCATTCTGGAGAGAGAACTGAGAGGTTTTACATTCAGATAACGCATATGTTCTGAGAGACGATCAATCTCTTCAAACATAGTCTCATACTGACCACCAAAGAGTTGATGAAGTTGAGTGAAGTCTTCACCTACAACATTCCAATGAAATGCCCAAGTTTTATGGAATAAAACAAAAAGCGATGACTGAGCATCACTCAAGAGTTTATAAAGTTTTTCCATTATACTCTTTTTATTTTTATTTATCAAGTGGGCGATGACGGGATCGAACCGCCGACGTACACGGTGTAAACGTGCCACTCTACCTCTGAGTTAATCGCCCATGGTGAGTCGGATATGATGGTCCCGACTCGTATGGAAGAACCGAAGTTCATCCAACTCCCCCAGTCCGACTCGAACGAACAACCCCAGTGTTAACAGCACCGTGCTCTGCCAATTGAGCTATAGGGGAATACTTGCAGAAGAAGGTTTGTGATAGAGTGAAAATCCAGCATGGACTTCTCTATGACAATTAGCACACAACATATAACATTTATCTGCTTCCTTCTTTTGTTTTTCCAAAGATTTTGTAGAACCAGAGATTTGAAACTCTTTTGTAGTTTCGTCTATGTGATGAAACTCAAGTGCTTCAATACATTTATTATAACCACAAAATTCACACTTGCCTCCTTTATATTCAACAAGCAGTTCTTTAGTTCTTTTTCTCCAAGTTCCTACATTCTTCTTTAGTTTTGTTTGGTCTCTCATAGTGATTAACTTATTATGTTAATCATATTTATAAGAGATTAGAGGAAGTTACTGGACTTACACCAGTTCAAAGGGCATTGTCTGCTTGTCTCGATTCTTTGACTTAACTTCCTTTGGCGTCTTTCTATGCTATCTGCATAACGACTACCAAGAGCGGGTAACCGGGTTCGAACCGGTGATTCCAACTTGGAAGGATGGCGTGTTACCGCTACACCATACCCGCTTATAAGCCAATCATAAACTATTTTAGTTTGATTGTCAAGTGTCGATGAAAGGACTTGAACCTTCACAGATTAATCTACTGGAACCTAAACCCAGCGCGTCTACCAATTCCGCCACATCGACTAGTGACCCCTCTGTTTGAGCATCGTTGATAGGCTTGAGGGGTGTTATTGATGGACTACGTGTGATATACCTCAAGGATATAACAGGGACGTAGCCTCTATCTTACCACGGCATTCTGGTTTATCTTTCCAGTGCAAGTGGTAACGACTCAGGAGGGACTTGAACCCCCGACCAACTGCTTAGAAGGCAGATGCTCTATCCAACTGAGCTACTGAGTCATAAGACAATCATACCAGATCAGGATTTGATTGTCAAGTGGGAAATGGTGGACTTGAACCACCGACCTCTGCGTTATCAGCACATTGCTCTACCACTGAGCTAATCTCCCAAGGCGGAGGATGTTGGATTTGAACCAACGGATACATTTTAGCATGTATCGGGGGATTAGCAATCCCCTGCATTAAACCTAACTCTGCCAATCCTCCGTAAGAATAATAATATATCATTCTTTTTTACAGGTGTCAATCCATGGTGAACAGATTCTCATTTCTCCTCCAAGTTTCTTACACTCTTCAGTATAACACTTAAAAGTATCTATAGGTGTCTCTATCAACCGGGACAAAGGTATTCTACTGATGTTTGAACCCTCTGTCAAGCGTTCATAGTCACGAATGGATTTATCAACATCCCTCTCAACCCTCCTACCCACCACAGCAGGGTCCTGGAGCAGCACGTCGTTGATTACGGTGCCTGGGAACAGAGTCCTCTGAACCTCGTCTAAGAGGTCCCAGAGGCGCT